CACAGTGCAATGACTATTCTCATACCTTCAGAGGGTGAGGAAGGTAATGTTGAAGTTAAAATCCAACCCCTTAGTGTTGAAACCAAAGAAGCATCCTTCAGATTGTACCGGAAAGATAACAGGGATGAAGTATTAGCAGCCCACAGGGTACCTGCTTATCGGTTAGGAATAAATGAAACCGGCAGTTTGGGTGGTTCGAATAGTGCTGAGGCAAATAAAATATACAAAACTAGTGTCCTGGAACCACTACAAACTGATGATGAATATGATATGAACTTGCTCATCCGGGAAGAATTTGGCTTCACTGATTGTGAATTCCATTTAAAAGAAATTGATATTAGTGATTTTGCTGGTGATGTTAATATAGCTGAAAAAATGTTCAACATGGCCAGTATGAAACCCCGGGAAATTATACAATACTTTGGTGAACGTTTCGGCCTTAAAGATGACCCTGACAATCCATTTTTAGATGAATATTACTTGAATGGTCAACCCCTGGAGCTGGTCTGGAATCCTCCTAGTGATGTGGATCCACCTGGAAGTGCAAGTGTCCTGGATAGTTTGGAAGACTCAGTAATTGAAGGTATGGAGGGGTCCAATGCTAGCAGTGAAAACACAGTTGCAGCAGTCAAAACAGCTTTTAAACGTCTTAAAGCAAAATTATAATGATCGTTTAGCTGCTGAAGAACAATTAGCTAAACAATTATCAACCCTTTTCTATGCAACTGAAAAACAAATCCTTAAAAATTTAAAATCCTTTGATGAAATTCCATCTGATTTTTATTCCATTATTTCACCTCTTGATGATTTGCGGGTTGTTTACAGTCAACTAATCGCACAAACCAATGAAAAACAGTTTGTTGAGGGTTATGGTAGAAATGCAACATTGATTAGATTAGTGGAGGCGGAATTTAATCTGAATCTTGCAGCCAAAGCCCTTACAATTAACCGTGGAACTGATTTCTTTGGCATTGACGAAGCAACCCGTGAATTCATTAAGAACAAATCATTCATTGCATCACAGACTGTGATGGACCGAGTAAATAAGAACATATCTAAAAATCTGTCACAAAGTTACAATGATGGTGTTGGTATAGATAATGCTGCCCGGAGTCTGCAAAAAGAGTTCAGTAAACTTAAAGGATACGAAGCTACACGGATAGCTAGGACAGAGATTAACAGTGCACAGAATGAAGGAGCTTTCCAAGCATATTATGACTTTGACATCAACTATCATCAATGGTGGACTGGCCAGGATGCCAGGGTCCGTGATAGTCACCGAGCCATCCATGCCGAGATCACCAAGGTAGGATCCAAATTCAGTAATGGCCTCACACGGCCAGGTGACCGTAGTGGCCTTAAAAAAGAATGGATCAACTGCCGGTGCACCACAGTACCATACTTGATGCCCTTTGGTATGATGGCCCCACCAGACCAAACCACATTCTTTGAAAGAGATCTTGTATCAATCCCTGGTTTTGATGAAGATCTAACGTGGCCTGGTATTGATAATTTAGATAGTAAAATTGTTAAGACAAATATAAGGCGTACTAGGAACTTAGATGGAAGGTTAGGGAGAAAACAATATACAGGAACCATGTATAAACATGGAGAAACCAGTAAAGATTATGTTACAATATACAACGCTAGAGGAGAGAGGAATCCTTTTATTTCCCATGAAGAAGTTTATGAACAGTATATAAAACTCCCTAAAATAATGAGAGATGAAACCAAATCAATCTTTATAGAAAATAGTACAGTATATTCAGATGATGGGGCTGAGATTGCAGGATTTGCTAATCCATCTAGAAAGTTTTTTTGCCTCTTAAAAAACCCCCCACAATATGTAAAGGAGCAGGTTTTCACTCATGAAGCAGCCCATTTACTGGACAGTAAAAGCATAAAATACATGCAGTCTTATAGTAGAGAATACAGGCAAGCAGTAAGGGCAGACAATAGCCTTAATGGCGGGAAATGGCCTTCAGATTATGCGGAAGATTTTTTTAATAAGAATGTTGATACTAATACTAGAGCTTCACTTAGTGAAGATTTCGCAGAATCAGTTCAGTTCTATTTGAACCCGGAAACGAGAACTGGGAGACGATTCAGAAGGTTGTTTCCTAATCGTCTTGAATATATTAAGAACTTGTTAGGTGAAACAGCATGATGATTAGACCTGGAGATGTTTGGAACGAAACCATCTCCTTGGGAGATGGAGGCAAGGAAGTCATTAGTTATTTAGATGAAAATGGGGACTCTTCACTAAAATATTCTTACAATAGTATTCACATGCTTATTCAAACCTACGACATTAATGGTGTCTTAATTAAGGAAGAACTTAAAGAAAACCCTTACTCTGGAAAATATAAAGAATCTGAACATTACGAGAAATGGCTTAAACTTGTTGAAAAGGTTAGTAAAGAAGACACAAAAACAGGTTTGAACACTTTATAACTTAGCTTTTAATAATTACTCTCTTTTAATTAAAACTCATTTTTATCTTAGTCTTAGCTTTAGCTATAAAACTTTAACAGGAGGTGATGACCTCTGGACTTTGTTTTATTATGTATTCTAATTTGTTTAGCCTTTGCTCTTCTACTTCTAATCGACGTGGTGATTATCCCATTCTGTAAAGGATTTAAAGAAGGCATTGAGCATTATAGAATCAAAAAGAAGCTAATCAAAGAATTTAAAGATAACTAATTTTTAGGAGGCGAATTTTATGGGAATATTAAGTTCTAAAGCACGAGCGACAGCTCCAGGCAGTATCAAAAACCTTGAAGACAAACTCCGAGGCGAAATCAACGAAACATTCAGATCAGATCCTGAAACAAAATACGACATCAGCAGCTACCCCCTTGACATCATACCCGACAAACCAATCAAATCTGGAAGTCTGATTCTTGAAGATTACAGTTCCAACAAACACTATTCAGTACCATTCTCAACAAATGAAGAAGGAAAATACACTTTAGGTGAAAAAAAAGAAGTAAACAGAGAAATTACTTATGAAGCTGTTAAATCAAGTGTTTTAGCAGTTGAAAAAGCAAAAGACCATGTTATGTTCACAGGAACAGTACTCATCCCTGGGGAACCGGATTGTGATGCTGATAATGGTGAAGAAGTACTCACTGCTGAGAAAGTGGCACGAATAGCACATTCATTCATGGATTACCGAGTAATTGACAAAGAACACGAATTTTTAGTAACAAAGAAAAACATGGGTGATCCAGTTGAATCTTACCTGTTTGAAGAGCCTAAGATATTGAAAAACATCAAAGGAGAAGAACGTGAATACCCTGCTGGAACTTGGGTCGTAAAAAGTAAAATAACTGACCCTGAAATGATGAAAGCAGCAGAAAAAGGAGAAATAGCTTATTCTATATCAGTATTATCAAAAGAAGATGCAGATAAAGTCATGGCATCCAAAACCCGGGTTTTAATCAAAGATATTAATAATCCGGTTGGATTCGCACTGTCACTTACAAAGAATCCATGTGTGGATAACTCATGCAGCGTTAAATCAGCGGAAAAATCTGGCCGTGCAATTTCTAAAGAAAATAAATCTGTACTTGAAGAAGTCCGGGACATGATAGCTGGCCTTATAAGCCGAGCAGAACCCGAAAAATCTAATAACGGAGGCGATAATGTGACTGAAAAAGAAGAAAAAAAGGATGAAAAGGAATACGTCGAAAAATCCGACATGGAAGATATTGTTAAAAAAACAGTTAAAGAAGCATTGAAGGATGAAAAAGACGAATCGGCTTCTAAAAGTGACCCTACTAAATGCCCAAGTTGTGATGTAGTTGTCAAATCATCTGATAAGTTTTGCAGCAAATGCGGAGCCAAAATCACCACTGCAAGTAAAAAATCAAAAGAAGATGAAGAAGAGGAAGAAGAAGAGACTCTGGAAAAGAAAGGAGCATCTAAATCCTTGAAAACCAGTGGGAAGAATAATCCTACTCCTGCTGTGAAATCATTTGAGGAAGAATTAGGCCGTGACCTTTACGGCCGCAAATTACCGTAAAATTATAGAATTTGGAGGCGATAAAAATGGCAACAAGTAATGCAGATATGTTATCACGGATTTCAGCAGCATTTAAAGACATAACAACCACCAACACCCTTGGTGCAAGTATTTTACAACCAGGCTATTTCAATAAATATGTTCTGGCTGCTACTCGTGATAAAACCATACTGTCCGAGGCAAGAGTAATCCAGATGACTGCCCAGGTTCAGAATATTGACCGTGTTGAATTTGGTGAAAAAATCCTTCAAAAAGTAACTGAAAATGAAGAAGACACTGTTAAAAAACCCGCATT